TCCGATCTGTTCTGCTTCGCCACGGACAACGACGGGTTTACGTAGTTCTCCACGAGTATGTCCTTAGATTGGCCGAACCTCTGGAATTTGCCGTTGGCTGGCTTGTTGAGATGGAAGTAGTCGAAGTACGGGTTCGTTATCGTGACGGCGTTCGCAGCGAACAGAACCTTCACGTCGCGTCCTCTCGCAACCGTCTCGTACAAGTCCAGGAACTTCGTCACCTCGTCTGGAAGGTAATGGTACGTCCCTCTGTTGTCGATGATGAACTCATCGAAGAATATGAAATCCACGTTCGGCATGGGGTCGGATTTGAGCAACGATGCCGTACTCAGCGATTGGGCGTAACCCATTATCTCGCCGTCACAGTACAGCGTGTTGGACTCGGCGTGCAGCTTGTGGTCTGGGAACTCGTTCTTCACGGCGTTGAACAGACGTCCGTTCCTGTTGGTTGTCAGCTTCTTCAACTCCGTGCTCATGCGCCTGACGTATAGTATTTGCGATAGCTTGCCGCGCTCCTTGTTCTTGAGGTACACGTCGTTTATACCGTAGTACAACCCTCCGTAGGTCTTTCCGCCGCCGCGCATCCCGACCACGAAATTGAACAGGCAGTTGTACGAGAACGTTTTCTTCGGATTCCAATGCAGGGTCGTGTCCATAAGTTGCTCCTAATTACAGTACGCCCCGCTCAACTCGTGTAGAGGGAGCGGGGCTATGTTGTGACAATCGCGTTCCGAAAGATTAGCTCACAGAGTAGGCAAGTCTCCGTCGAAGCTCCGCACGGTCTTTCACGTGTGCCTTCGGATAACCTCGAAAGCCATTAATCCATCGGTGCTGCACCGTCATCTGTAATTGTAGCAGTTGGAGCCGATTCGGTCAACCCGTTTGCGAACAGCCCCATGAAGCGCGTTCCCGCTAGCTCGGGGTTCATCTTGACGATGTTCTCCAAGATGCTCGTCAGCTCCATTGCCATGATGTAGATGCACGCGCATTCAAAGATGGGAGCCACGAAACCTAGCTCTTCGCCGATGCCCATCTGCAACGTCACGTCAACGATTCCAGCCATGAGCAATGCCAGTATGATTGCCAGCTTATGCCAGAAACCCTGCCGCATCTTCTCGCTCTTGACGGTTCCGTTTGCAACAGCCTGCGCGTATCCCGTGACAACGTCCATGAGGATGAACACGAGCGTCACGAGGAACACTTGATAGTTCAGGTTCACCATGAAGTTCATCAATCCTTCCATACGCTACTTCCTTTCAATCGTAAGTTTGTACTTGTCGTTTTCCAGCATTTGCCTGTCCTTGCCCGTTCCCCTGTCAGTGACCACGATGCTGTAGTTCGAGTTGCGTACGGACGTTACAGACGTTTCGGGCGTCGAGTCTGTCTTGCCTGCGTACTTGTTCCAGGCTTCCAGGTCTCCATAGAAAATCGAGCAATCGAGTTCCCCATGGTATCCCTTCACGATGCCGTCCGAGCAGAACTGCCATGCGCATACCAGGCCGTCGCATTCGGGGGTGTCCCATTGCGCGGCTTGTGAGAAGGTGGGATGAGCCACGTTGGGATACGACGCAATCCACCGTCCGCAGTTAGGCTCGACGTTCCCCCGGTCGAAACGCCACGGGTTCGCGTAAATCCACGGCCATATGCCAGTCTCGGAATGCACGATGTTCACGAAGTTGTTAACCCATTGAACCGTGCATCCAGTCTCCCAGTCCAACACTGGTATGCCCTTGCCGAACCACGCCTTGCATGTCTTGATGAAGTAGTTTGCTTGCGATGCCGCATCGCTGAAAGGCTGTGCGAAATGGTAGAAGCTGAACGGTTTGCCCATCTTCTCAAGCTGCTTCACCCATTTGGAGAAGTACGGGTTCACGTAGTTCACGTCCTCGGTGGCCTTCACGATGCACCCGTCAACGCCCTTGTAATGGAAAACATCTTCCAATACGATGTCTTTTTGCCAAGATGATATGTCGATGATGTTTAACATTGTGATTCCTTATTTTGGTAGATGTTCCATAATCTTGTTTGCGATGTATTCACTCAGCAGCACATTTCCGTCAAATGTCGGGTGGAGTTTCCCAGAATCAGTGAAGTTTCCTATGTTAAGTCTGTTCCATCCCATGTTATGGAATAGGTCTATTACAGGGAATTGATAGAAATTAGCCGTTTGAATGAGCGCTTCAGCATATTCACGTAGAGAATGTCCATAGGAGTTTAAAGGCTCGCCATCTTCATTTGTAGGCCATGACTGTTCCCTGTCCGTGTCCCTTGCAATCGGTGTGCATATCATGAACAATGCCGTCGTATGGGTTGAAATGTATTCGCATATAAGTTTTGCAGCGCCGTAGAACGTGTCTACAGTATTATCTCCCCATGCTCCTAGCGGAGAAGAATTATAGTCATTCGTTCCAGCGAACATAATGATTATATTGTTGTTTGTTTTCAGAATATCTGTGTTGGTTATCAAATCGTAGACGTAATTATATTCCAACTCAGGGTATTTAGTTCCAGCAGGAGTTACTTTTCCGTGCCCTATGTGACTCCCTCCAACTGCTTCGTTATATAAGGTTAAATCGTAGGGGCTCATGAAGTTCTGCAAGAGAGTTGCCCATGTGGTTCCATCAGTTCTCCAACTGTCATCAGTTATCGAGTCACCGAAACATTGTATCTGAACTTTCTGCTTAGTTTCAGCAAACCCATATAACGTATTGAATACCCATATGTATCCATTGCTTGCGCTTAAAGTTGTATTGATGTAAATGTACCCATCGCTCGGCGCTACAAATTCGTATTCAAATGTTGCTGGTGTTGTAGAAGTGCCATCACCTATTATTCTTTCAGTTCTAGTCATAGTTTGTGAGCCTGTAAAATTAATTTGCGCAAATACTGCTATAGGGTAAATGTCATAGGGGAGCTTGAAATTATGGGCTTTGATTATATATTTATTATTAGCCTTTACAGAATATTTTCTTACTTTTGTTGATAAGTCACTTGTATAAGGCACTATTATGTTGTTTTCGTTCACGTAAGCTTGATATTGCGTGAAATCGGTTCTAGGCGTGAATATCTTCTCATCGAACTCTTTTTCAACCCTATCAATCATGCACCTTTCCGTTTTCGTGTAATCCGAAAGAACTACATGGGATAAGTTAAAGGCGTTATTTATAAAAGGTGTTGACGATTCTTCGATGCCGACCCAGTTGAAAGAGCACTCTAGGGTGAAACGTTCGTTATTGTAAGTGAACGATGATATTGATATTTCGCTATCATTTTCAAAATTAAAACTAATTCTAAGTGACGCATCTTCATTGTACATGGAAATAGATGTTCTATTCGATGTTTTCTGCCAAACAACTATTCTAAGCTCAGGCAATTTATCAATGATGTTATTTTCACACTTTACGTAGCGCATGCGCTTGACGAAATCAAGTTCCGTCTGCGTGTATCCGTCAAGAACTATTAAGGACGAGTTTTCGGCATCAAGCCCGTTAATAAGCTTCAGCGTAGTTTCGAGCACGCCACCGCTCTGCACGAGCTTGGCATTGGTTATACTGCCATCCTCAACGCTCGTCGTTGCTTCTGGGTGGTCATCGAGCCATTGATTGATAGTCGATGGAGCCAAGGCAGCGATTACAGGTTGCATCAAAGTCCTCAACGTGCCGTCGCTTGCCATAACGTCCAGCTTGTTGTTAATCTCTTCCTGCACGTCCAAGTTTTCAAGATACTCGTGCATGTAGGTGTCGAAAGTTTCCAACGTTGCCTGGATTGATTCAATTTCATTGGACAGCGTTTCCTGCATTTCCGTGACGGCGGCGTTGTTCGCGTTCAACGACTCGATTACTTCGTTTAGATATTCAATCGTCTTGGCGACAAGTTCCATGTACGAGAGCGAATCGTCGTACACAGCGGGAAGCACCGTCTGCGTGAAATACCTGAACGGTCTCACATTGCCGCCTGCCTGTTCCCTGAAATCAATCGTCATGTCTACCTCCTACCATAGTCCCATGAACAAATCTTCCAAATCGCGTATTACCATCATGTCGATGTTGAGCCACTTCTCGGCGAACTCGCTCATCAGCCATGCAGGGGAGTGAGACCTACGACCTTTCTCAGTAACGTTCCTCTCGTACTCCCTGGTGAAGTCGCGTTGCGTGCTTCCGCTCTCGGCATCGTTCGAGTTGAGCTTCCTCGTATCGTCCTGGTCGAGGTCAACAGTTCCCGTTTTCTTGAGCGTGTCGGTTCCAGTGTGGTCGGTGGTGTCCGAACCCAAGTTGGCCGTCGTGTACGTGCCGCCCTTCACGTCGTCTACTATCGTGCTCTCTGTTACGCTAACGTCGTTCGTGTTGGAGCCAGACGTGGCCGTTGTCTCCGTACCAGTGTCGTGAGTCGTGGAGTTGCCGAGGTGGTCATCGTAGGTGACGTTCGTGGCGTACTCCACGTTGGCGATGGACGGGGAACTCTGGTTGGCGAGCAAACCCATCGGAGTGTCCTCGTAGACGTTCCTATCCTGGTACGAATCCTGAACGGTCTCGGTTAGGTTAGGCGTTCGCGTGGTGTTCTGCGTGTTCGTCTGGTCTTGGTCGGTGGTCGTAGTCCCCTGAACCTGGCGATGGTTGGTGCGAGCGTCGCGCTCCTGCTTCTCCTTGCCGTAGGTAATCTTGTCCTTGAGGTTCTTGGTGTCCAGCTCGGTGAGGTCGTTCGTGGTGGTCGCGTCCCTCGTGGCCGTCTCGCCCTCGTGTTTCTCGCCCTGCTTCTGGAACTCGGTGTCGTCATCGTCGTGGCCGCTGTACGTCTCGTCGCGGTTCATGTAGTAATCGTACAGAGCATCCTGCATGTTGATGGTGAGCTGTGCCTGGTACATCTTGTTGTACTTCGGCATTATCTCGTTCATGGTGCGACGGAGGTAGAACGCGAACTGCGCGGCGGTCTCGAAACCTATCTCCCTGAAATAAAAGTGCTCGATAATCTTGTCGTTCAGCCCTTTCCTGTACGTCTCGTCGAAGATGGGGTACTCGTCAAGGCCGATGTACTTGTACACGGCGTTGGCGAAATGCTGCCCATCTGGGACGGGAAGCCCAGAGCCAGTCTGTTCCACAATCCACCTGAGCTGAGTTGTATACTTGCTCATTCAATCATCACGCTCCAAGCAGGGCTTTAATCTTGGAGATAAGCCCCTCGTCGTTCGTGTCCGTCTGGGTTGTGTACCCTTCACCACCGCTGGTCGGGGTCGTTGTCTCGACCATGCCAGTTGTCGCGAGGTTCTGCGAGCCGTAGCCGTCAGCCTTGATGTAGATGCCAGAACGGAACTCGCAATCCACTTCCAGACCGAACATCTCGTTGATTTCGTGGCAAGCCTTCTTGCGAGCGTTCAACCTTGTGAAACGCTGGGATTCCACGTCACCCATGTTACTGAACACTTCCGTGGAGATGAGCCTTTCCTTCTTCTCCGTGGTGACGTTCTCGATACCCAGGAAAGTCAAGGCTTCGTTCCAGTAGTAGTGTTTCAGGATTTCAAGGTCATGACCTACATATGGAGCGCTCAAGTCGAGGACTTCAATATCATCGAGGTTGACGTTCTTATCGGCCAAGATTGTGTAGACGTTTCCCTGCGCCTGCATGGCGAGGTTCTTGAAAGTCAACCTCTGCTTGTCCGAACAGCGTATCACCTTCGGTGCTTTCTGATTCATCACGTTAACGTCGATAGTCCTGTCAATCTCGGCGAGACGCTTTGCGTACAGCATGAGCGTTGGAATCATCGAGTATCTGAGATAGTTGTTGAAGATTAGCACGCTGTTCTTCTCGTTAAGCTCAACGTTGAGACCGTTGACGGCGTACGCCCTGCGCTTCGTCGGATAGTTGTACATGTCCCACTGGCCGTCTATGAACGCTTGCAGGACGGCGTATCCCTCTGGTGCGTTGTCCTCCGTCTCCGTGGCGAACTTCAAGTCCTCGTCGTAGAAGAACACGCAGAAGTTGTCCAACAGTAGCCAGTATTCAAGCATACGCTCGTCCACGCCAGTGGGGAGGTTCTTCCACTCGAACACGGACATGGCTATCTCCATGAGCCTGAACAGGTACATGGTGTACGTCATGTTGTTCATCCACATGTTCTCTGCATCTTGGGCTTGCTCGCCGTTCTGCATGATATGGTTAGGCCAGGGCTGTCCGTCTGGCATGAACGGTATGGGGTTGTTCATGAAGTTGCTGCTATACGACATTAATACCTCCTTTCTAGGAAACGATTGAATTATCTAATGCAATAAAACTACCGAAAGTGTTCGTTTCGTGCCAAAGGAACACGCCTGCATCGAAGGATGAATTGATGATGCTCAGGGCATAAGTCGGTATCCTTTTACCCTGTAGGCAGCAATCCCTTGTCTGAATGTAGTTCCACCTTTTACGCCCTGTAATGTTTAAGCTAGTTGTTTTGTTTTGCGCGTAGCCATACGTTGAGAAATAATTATCAACCTGCGTCGCTGCATTAGCTTGCAGTTGCATGTATTTGAAATCGACGTAGAGCTTCTTGTAGTTTGCTGCGAATATGTCCCCTGCGTCTACTGTTCCCCTTACAGTGTTGGATTGATGAGCCTGATAGTACACGTTCCCAGCAAGCGATGCTAACGCTGTTCCGCCTGCCGCTGCGCTCAAACCGACTCCCGATGCTGCTCCAACAGCCCTTTCCAACGTATGCCTGCCGACTGCGCCTGCTGCCGACAACCCTCCGTAGGCAGTGGCGGTAGAACCAATCGACGATAACGCTCCCGTTGCCGCTGGAATCCCTGCCTTCAACGCCGTCGAGCCAGCTCTAACGGCCATCCCGCCTGGGATTGCCAGCATAGCTGCGCCTGCTATGCCTTGCAGTACGTTGCTCAGCTTGTTCTGAGCCGACCAGTTCGCGTATGAGCCGTACGTCCACGGTACTTTTATGGTCACGGGAAACGTGAGCACCTTCTCTGCGTTACGACTAACACCTCTATAAGGCCCTTGCAGCATAATGACGCCTTGTGCATTCGGGGATAAAGCGCATGATAGAAGTAAGGTTTTAGTTTCGTTGCTTCTATCCCATTGCTCCCATTCCACGTCCATGAACTCCCCCGTTGATGCCTGTATTCGCAGGAAATTGTACGGATAGTGAAGAGTTTTGTTGTTCAAGGGTGTGAAACCCGCTATTGTCGTTGGTCTTTCAAGATTTATGGGATGATGCGCAGTTGAGGTAGTGAAGTTCACCTTGTTCGCCGAGTATGCCGAGCCACCAGCATCGCCGAGGTTTCCAATCCACGTTCCAGGGAACATGAATATATCGGCGATTGCATCGCCAGCACCAGCCCTGTTCAAGTCCCGTACCATCTGCATGGCAGTCCACTCGGGCGTGTCAACGTGGAAGGCGTAGTAAGATAGCCCACTTGGTATCCCATTGTAGATGCCGCCAGCCTGGTCAACCCTCCTAACCTCGTTTCCTGTTGCGCCTTGGTAGTACTCAACATCTGCGCTCGTCGCAATGACGGCCATAGACGGCGTGAACATGTCGGTGCTTGTCACAGTCTGCTCGCTCCAATACTCCCATAGCTGACCTGGAAAGTCTGGCTCGGCTTCCATGTTAGAATAGAAATTATCACTATTAACATGCTGTCTAACGACGAATTGCGGTGTGAAAACGATATTGAACATGTACGTCTGCCATACATCTGTCTCCAACACAAGTTCAGCAACCTTATCGTTTAGGTAGTTAGCTTCCTTTATGAAAGCGTAAGACCAAACGGCATTGGGTGTGTTGTTGTTCTTGAACATCACGTAGTTAGCGTGTTGCATACTTTCAGGATAAATGTTGCCGACCCTTATCGAATGGTTCCACCTGATGTACGTGTACTCGTTGAAATCATGGTTGTACACGGACATGGTTTTCATGTCTGCTTCTTGCTCGTCGCTGCTAGTGTACAACCTTACGTGCTTGTAGGTGTTATCCCACGGCACTCTCAGTATGTATAGTTGTGAATCTGGTACGAATGGCATTCGATTAATCCTTAGAAAAGGGGAGGGACGTTGAATCCCTCCCTGCTGTCGGACGGTTCTAGGCGCTCACAGTTACCGTGGCCGTGGCGGTCTTGGTCGCGTTGGCCTGGGAGGTAACCTTGACGGTAAGCGTCTCGGCGGTCTCGTCAGTTCCTACGTGCAGCGTGCCGTTGGACGGGTCGATTCGGGTCTCCGCGCTCGTGCCGCCAGTGACGGAGAACACGACGTTCTTCTCGAAGATGCCCGTACCCGTGACGGTTGCGGTGAACACCATCGTCGCACCAGGCGAGAGCGTCGCCGTGGCGGGGGAGATGGACACGCTGCCCACTGTGCCAGCCGAGGACACGAAAGCGGCGGCGTTGTGGAACGGGGACACGGAGATAATCTTCCAGTTGTGCAGCCAGTACTGCCAGTAGAGACCCTGGCCGTTGTTGTCCTCGCGCATGGTACGGAGGTAGGTGAAAATCATCCACCAATCCCTGTCCATCAGAACAGCGCCGACAAGGCCGAGGTTGGTAATCTCCTGCGCCGTGAACGGCGTGTAGGAATCATCGTTGGCGAACAGGAGTGCAAGACGGTCAAGGTCGTGCTCGGTGAACGAGTCCACGATTTTGAGATGCCCGAGGAACTCCGTACGCTCCATGTTGAAAGCCTTCGCCAGAACATCGACGTCAAGCTCTGCTTCACGGTCGGCGTCGATGATGATGTACTGACGGTCACGGTCAACGGCATTGTACACACCCGCCCTGTTGAATGACTTCTTGAGGAAAGCGAACTTCGAGGACATGGAACGAGCCTGCTGCACGAGGTCGCTGGAATCGCTGTTGTTGAACGACACCATCTCCATGCCGCCGTTGAGGATTTCACGGCACAGCATGTACTTGCGCACGATGTAGTTGTCGTAGTTCATTCCCGTGTACAGCGAGGACACGATTCGGGCGATGAGGTCGCTGACCCCAGACCACGACACGAAGGCCAGCCCGAGTTCCTGCTCTTCCACCGTGGCCTTGTAGAACTTCTGGTAGTTGAGCGTATGGAAGGCTGCACGCACGTCTGGAATCTCGCGGTTCATCCACTCCTTCTCGGCCACGGCGGGGTCGTAGGAATGGGGCTTCGCGATGTTAACGAAAATCTCCTCCACGGTCTCGCCCACTTGGAGCGTTCCCCTGTCGAAGATTGCCCACGGGTCGTCCCACTCGCGGGACGTTACAATCACCATCGCGATTCGGTTCACGAGGGCATTAACGAAAGCGTTCTGGAAGGGCTGGTAGCCCATGATAACGGAGCCGATATCGTGAATCGACTGGTTATCGTCGTATACCTTTACTGGCATGTTCGTACCTCCTTAGTACGTTGACGGTCTCGGCACGTTCGAGAGCGGACGTCCGTTCGCGTCCACTTCCCTCACGATGCCCTGTTTTATAAGCTCGTTCTGCAATTCCTTCAACTCTGGCGCGTCGTTGAGCAGCGACTCGATGACCTCAACTGGGTTCACCTGCTCGTTCGCAATCTCGTGCATACGCTCCAACTGCTTGTCCGTGGGTCTCTTCGGCATGGCTTCCTCCTTACAGCCCGAACAGGGATGAGATTCCCGTGGGCTTCTCGTACTCGTCGTTGCTGGGTTCGGGTTCGCGCTTCCTCTTAAGGAACGTGTTGGCGTACTTCTCCCTCTGCTTCTCCAAATCGGATTCCGCTGCCGCCGCCCTCTCTATGGCCTCGTCCCTCTGGCTCCTGGCTTCGTCCCTCTCCGTTATAGCTGAGTCCAGTTCAGAGCGTTCGACCACATCGGCTTCCTCTGTATCCTCGGGCAGCTCTTCCACGAAAATGTACGGCATGTTTCCTCCTTAATCTATCGCCAACTAGTGTATAGCACATCTGCTCATCTTTGTCAACCACGCTTTGGTGGCGAAGTCCTTTTCCTCCGTCAGCACACACGATAGGAGCCATTCGCCGACGAGCATCCTGAACGACTCGTAAGACGATACAAGCCCTCCAAGCTTTTCCACGTTTTCCTTCACGTACTCATCGGATATGCTCACCACGCGCATTCCGTCGTAGAATAGAATCCACGTCATCTCCCTGGTATCGTATACTATCTCACCCATAGTAGTCCGCCAAAGTCTGGTAGAATCGTGACACGCAGGCTTCCTTCAAGCCCACCTGCCCCATGAACACCGTGTCCCTGATTTCCCTGATTTCCTCGTAGTCGTAATACCTGACGGTCATGGTCACGAGGTCGCAGCAGAAGAACGACTTTATCTTGTCCTTGCCGTCCGCCCTCTTCTCCCCGTACACTACCTTCGTCACGATATGTGGTTGAATACCCATGTCAGTTCTCCCTAATCCTCATCGCCCCTGGTTCGAGCACTATGCCGCCCTTTACCCTCTTCTGGTACAGCTTGCCCTGGTACTCCTGGCCTATCTCGAAGTTGTCGAGCGTAACCTGCGAATGCACGTTCGACGGCATACCCGCCACGTGCGTCACCAGTTCGCCGTCCACTTCCTCGACGTAGCACTTGGCTCTCAGGAACTTCGCCCTCGTGAACGTGGACTCGTGCTTCCACTTGCCAAGCTCCACCTGGTCTACCTCAAGGCAATCTGGAATATCAGTTCCCAGCAGGTGAAGCGAATCGGTGTCTGCGTACAAGAACCTATCGTACACGCTCTGCGCGCTCCTGATTGTCTTGGCTCTGGCGTACGCCGTCACGAACACGCCGACTGGCAAGTAGACTGGCTTCCTCGTCTCTGGTTCAAGGTCAACGTACTTGATGGCATCGTCAATCAACTGCGGCTTCCTGCCCTGAACCTGAATCCTCGTAGCAAACTTCCCGTACAACGAGTTCAGCATCAGCTTCGCTATGTTCCTCGCCCCAGGGTTGTTCTGTATCGTGGCTTGGTTCTTCCGAGCTATCCACGTATCCACGTACTCCTTGAACTGGTATGGGTTCCCTTTGAACTTGTAGCCGCCTAACCAATGTATCCCCTTCACCTGGTACTGTTCTCGGATTAAATCCCAATCCACGTTCGTCAAGCATAACGTTACCTCCGTTCCAGAGCGCTCCAAGTACTCCGTCTGCTTGAAGCGCACATTGCCTTTAATCTGTATGCACGGTATGTGGTCTTTCCTGACCTCGAACCTGAACGTCACAGCGGCAACCCACAGCGGTCTGTTCCAGTAATCGGGGTCATCTTCAGCAGGTGGCTCGCCGTCGAACCACTTCGGCTCGCCGTACGGTAGCACGCAATCGTGCATCACCGATGGGTACAGGCTGTTCACGTCGAACACGATTCCCTCTCCGACCAGCTCGCCTGCGTGCCGTGGGTCACAGTACGTGAAGCCGCCCCTGTACGCCTTCCTGATGAATGCGTCCTGTTCCTCGTCCAGCTCGGGATACATCTTCCTGAACTGGTTGTAACCGCCCATCATCTTCTTGAAGTTGTACAGGGCGTTGGAGCCTGCCGTCATCTTGGTCAAGCCCTCGTCGAGGAACTGTTTCAACACCATCGCGGCTATCTGAACGTCGTACCTGATGTACTCTTTCTCTTCCTCGGTCAGCTCGTGGCCTGGCTCGCGGTACTCTTCGTAGTCAAGTTCGCCCTTCTGTATGGGAAGCTTGTACGACTTAGCCATCGAGCGGATGCTGAGGGGGATTACTTTCAAGCTATCGTAAATCTTCACCTTGCGGTACTTGTTGAAGTAGAGGGTGATGCAGTACACCATGTTCATGTCCGAGATGAGGGTCGTGTACGTGAAGTCCGTGGCGTTCCTCGCGTCATCGACCCATCGCCAGCCGTTCCTCTCAAGCCAATCGAACAGGAACGCCCCGTCGAATCCCAGGTTGTGGAAGTACACATGGCAGTTGGCCGCTGCTTCCAGCCACTCGATGAAGCCGTCTATGGAGTTGCCGTACAGCACGAAGTCGGTGTTGTTCACGTCGCACACGGCGTACGCCCACACTCGGCAATCGTCTGGGTCTGTGGTTGTCTCGAAATCTGCCGTGTACGTTCTCATTAACAGACCCTCCTCCCAATCGAGGAAGTCGTTCAAGTTGTAATCCGTTTCCTCATGCATCAATCCAACCACCGTGCTTCCATGTTCTTCCAGAACCTCACCACGTTGTCGTACCTGTTCACCATCGGCGTCAAGTTGGCGCTACCCTTGTTCGCGTAGTTGTAGGCGTGCTTGTTACGGTACGGGCCAGTACTGTTCTTCGTGGGATAGATGTAGTCAATCTGCGTCTCGTCGTAATCGCCCTCGATAATCTCCTTGAACTTCTCTGGGTTCTCTTCCCCGAAACGCTCTATTATCCTGACCACTTCCTCGTCCCCTCCGAAGTCCTCCCACACGTTGAGGTACTTGTCCACGTAGTCTCGGAGGTCTGGGTACAGCTCGCTGAAAAGGTCATCGAAATCGTCACCTGTCACATAGTCCTCAACGTGCACGTCGGCTAGGTTCTTGTTCGCCACTACCTGCGCCTGCCTTACAGCGGACATGCCCTCGAAATCCCCGAACAGCGTCTCCCTGTACTGCTTGCGCTCGTCGTTAATCATCATGGCCGTGTA